GTAAAAGGATTTAAAGTAATCACTTTAAAAGAAAACCATAGACATCCGATAGTTGCTGAAGTATTAAATATCTATAAAGAATTCAATGACTAAAATGGATAACCCTAAAAACTTTATAGAATATATCGGAAAGTTTTTACCTAAAGAAAAAACAAAAGATTTCTTTACACAACAAAACGTAAAGGTTGAACAAACTGATTTGTTCATTGATTTTACTGTTACCCTACTATCAATATTACACGATAGTTATTTGGGTGATGATACAATTACAAATGATACTGATAGATATAGTCATTTTAATTGGATATGGAAACAAACAATAAATCAATATAAGAAAGAAAAAATTAAGTTTAAGGAAGAAGGGTATCATAAAGATTACTTTTGGTATTTCTTACACGAAAACTTTTATGTTGCTAAAGATAAAGATAAGATTGTTATTGGTATGAAAGAGTTCTTTAGATCTGTATTAGATATTACTAAAGACAAGACTATGAGTGATATTGATAATTTTGGTGTGATTTATACGACTCTAAAAGAAAATCTTGAAAATAAACTATCCTAACTATTTATTGTAATATGAATGATATTACAAGTGAATATTTAAAGTGTAGTCTGGATTATGTTTATTTCATTGAAAATTACTTAACAACATACGATCAAACACAAAAGGGTAATGTCCCTTTTAAATTGTTTGACATACAAAAAAACATACTACATAATTTTAAAAACGAAAGATATAACCTGGCTTTGAAATACAGACAAGCCGGGTTATCTACTATTACAGCAGCCTATGTTTGCTGGTTATTATTATTCGCCGATGAAGAATCACCTGAAAAGGTTCTTATTGTTGCGAATAAACGAGATACTGCAGCCTTAATGTTAAAAAAGGTGAATGAATTCATCAACCAATGTCCTGATTGGATTTTTGATGTTCCAAAAGATAAAATGTATGATAAAACAACGGAATTTCATAAGATATTATATAACAAATCTGAAGTTAAAGCCGTTGCAACATCAATGGATGCTTTAAGGGGTTATACACCTACTTTAATGATTATTGATGAGGCTGCTCACATTGATAATATTGATGTGGAAGAATTCTGGACAGCATCTATGGCGGCATTATCAACAGGGGGTAGAGCAATTCTTATTTCAACCCCAAATGGTAATGATTTATTATATTGGAAAACATATAATAATTCCACATTAGGTAAAAATACGTTTATTATAAATGAAATCAAATGGTATCAAGATCCAAGATATAACATCAATTTGATGTGGTTGAAGGATGATCAAACCATTGAGAATTGGAATGAAGATGAATGGAAGGAATTGGTAAGGAATGGTTGGAAACCAACTTCGCCGTGGTATGAAGGTATGAAAGCCGATATGGATTCACCAAGAAAAGTAAGTCAAGAGATTGATGGAAACTTTGTGGGTTCAGGTAATACATTTGTTGCTGGTGAAGATATTGATAAACAAAAATTAGAAAATGTAATTGATCCTATCAGGGTTGAGGGTTTTGATAAATCGGTATGGATATTTAAAGAACCTGAAAAAGGACATAGATATGCCGCAGGATTGGATATTTCTTTGGGACAATCAGATGACTGGAGTGTTTTAACTATTGTTGATTTTGAAACTTGGGAACAAGTGTTTGAATGGAAAGGTAAGATGGCTCCTGATGTGGTTGCTGAATTTATATTAAAATATTTAGAGATGTATGGTAATCCAATGTTAATAACAGATTTAACAGGTGGATTGGGTTTAATATGTGTAAATAAGTTAAAAGAATTCGGATACAAAAACTTCTTTTATGATTATAAAGGAAAGGATATGTATGGTTATATCAATAAGGATGAATTACCCGCTGGATTGGTGATAGGTTCATCAATAACAAGGATGAATGTATTAGATGCGTTTGAAAGGAATGTAAGACAAGGTTTCAAAGTAAGAAGTCAAAGAACGTTATCTGAAATGAGAACATTTATTGTGACGGCATCTGGAAGACCTGATCATATGAAAGGATGTAATGATGACTGTTTATTTTCTTTAGCATTGGCATTATACTTATGTGAGGTAAGGTTTAAGGAACTTACAAAGAATGAATCACAAATAAAATCATTATTAAATTCTTGGACTGTTGAAACAACCGTGACAGGTATTCCAACATATAATATGCAAGATAAAATGAATCCTTTGGGGGGACAAACAAATCAAAGACAAGCTCAAAATGAATTTGGTTGGTTATTTGGGATGAAATAAAAAATATAAATATTTATATATATGGCAGAAAATAGTTTAACGATATTTCAGAGAATGGGTATATTATTAGGACCCAATAATGAAAATAAAAGAAAAATAAATAAACCTCAGAGACCTGTAGATCCATTATTGGTGACAACAAGTCCTGAAGAGTTTAAGCAAACAAAAACAGAACTTCAACAACAAAAATACATAAATGATTTATGGGGTAAGGTTGAAAATGATATGTATGCTCGTTCAATTCACAATGAACCAACCAGGATGGCGGCATATTACGATTTTGAATCAATGGAGTTTTTCCCTGAGATTGCTGCGGCTTTGGATATTATGTCTGAAGAAGCAACAGTTCCATCAGAACAAGGTAAAGTATTAACAATATTTTCAGAATCAGAAAGGGTTAGGTCGATACTTCAAGACCTTTTTAATAAAACATTGGATATTGAAACAAACTTACAAGCTTGGACAAGGAATACGGTAAAATATGGTGATAACTTTGTTTATTTACATTTGGAACATGGTGAAGGGGTTGTTGGTTGTACCCAATTACCTACAATTGAAATTGAGAGATTTGAAGATACCGATTTAATTGCGAAGAAAAAGAAAATTAGATTTCAATACAAGACAAAAGATTTACAATTTGAACCATTTCAGATTGCTCATTTTAGATTATTAGGTGATGATAGAAAATTACCATACGGAACATCAATATTAGAAAAAGCGAGAAGGATTTATAGACAATTAGTAATGTCGGAAGATGCTATGTTGATTTATAGGGTTGTAAGAGCACCTGAAAGAAGGATATTTAAAGTGTTTGTTGGTAATATGGAAGATAGTGATATTGAAGCATACATCCAAAAAATAGCGAATAAGTTTAAAAGAACACCTATTGTTGATAGTAAAACAGGGCAAATTGATTTAAGATATAATCAAGCAGGTATTGACCAAGATTGGTTTGTTCCTGTTAGAACTGAAAATGCTGCAAGTCCTATTGATACATTACCAGGAGCTGCGCCATTACCAATTGATGATATTGAATACTTACAAAAGAAATTATTTGCCGCTATTAGAGTACCAGCACCTTTCTTAGGTTTTGGTGAAGCTGTGGGTGATGGTAAAAACTTATCGTTATTAGATATTAGATTTTCAAGGACAGTAAATAGAATACAAAAAGCAATGATTCAAGAATTGAATAAGATTGCTATTATTCATTTATTTATGTTAGGATATGAAGAAGAGTTAGATAATTTTACATTAGCTTTAACTAATCCTTCAACCCAAGCGGAATTATTAAAGATTGAATTATGGTCTCAGAAATTGGATGTTTATTCTAAAGCAATGGCTGACGCAGGTAATGGTTTCTCAGCTATATCTATGGTAAGGGCTAAGAAAGAAATATTAGGTATGTCAGATGAAGAAATTGCATTAGATTTACAACAACAAAGAATTGAGAAAGCTGCGGCGGCTGAATTGGCTAATACTGCTTCAGTTATACCAAAAACAGGTGTATTTGATAAAGTTGATAAGATTTATGGGGTTAAACCTGGTGAAGGTGGTCCTGTTCCTGCTGAAGGCGCTCCTGAAGCCAATAATGAATTTGGTGGAGGTCCTGAAATAGGTGGATTCGGTGGTGGAACCGAATTTGGTGGAGGTCCTGAAACAGGTGGTGAAGCACCTGGTGTAAGTCCTGAGACAGGTGCTGAATCGGGTGGTGGTGGAACACCTCCTCCGGGTGGTCCTGAAGGGGCTCCACAGGAATCATTTATACCTGGAAGACATAAGCCTTTAATAACTGAAAAGTTAATAAGTAAAACAGATAGTTATAATAGGGATATAAAAGAAATGATAGAAAAAATTGATAAAAGTATTCTATAATTGAATAACTATATATTTATTGATATAACAAAATACGACTATGACATTTGGTAAAATTAAACAAGATATAAACAATATATTATTTGAATCTTATTCAGATAAAAATAAGTTTAAGAAATTATTTAAGGAGTTTTATAACATACTTAAAAACAATAAAACAATTAAAGAATATTACATAACATATTCTAATATTGAGAATAAAAAATTTGATGATGTGTCGGATGCGACTACTTATTTGAATGAAAGTATAGATTATCTTAAATCGTTAGAAAATGACTTTTCAATTGCACACGATTTTATTTTAAAATATAAATCAGATAAGGTATATACGAAAGAAACATTATTAGAGAATATTGATATTTTAATTAGGGATACTAAATCTAATTTAATTGAAGGTAGAATGAATGCTAAAAAATATTTGGTATCACATTTATTAACACAAAAATCTGTATCGGATAATGTAGTTGAGGGAACACTACCAATAAAAGTTTATACTAATTTAATTGCTAAGAAGTTCAATAAAAAATATGAACATTTAACTGAATGGGAAAAAGATTTAGTTAAAACAATGATTGGTAACGATGAAAATAAATTATCTTCAATTGAAGAAAGTATAATTAAAGAAAACTTAGAATTAGTTGATTCTAAAATTAATATTGGTGATACAGAATTAAAAGAAAAACTTTCAAAAGTTAAATTAAAATTGGAATCTTATTCATCGGAAGATAAAAAAGATAGTATTATTAAATTAATCAAGTTAAAATCAGATTTGGAAACTATATGAAAAAAGTAAAATTAACCGAATCTGATTTGACTAGAATTGTTAAACAGGTCATTAATGAAGGTATTTCGGATGGTGAAATTAATACGTTAATTAGTGAGTATGAAAAAAAACTTGAGGATTTATGTCGTAATATAAGTATTATGGGGTTAGAAGATCTATGGGATGATCAGTCAATCACTCGTGAAATTTATGATACTATATCCGAAATTGAGGATTATGATGACGATAGATTGTATGATATTAAAAGTAAATTTGAGGAGTTATCAACTAAAATGAATGTTATAACTAAAAATTTACATGAAGTAATATCAATAATGGATTCTATATATTAAAAAAATATTGACCTTTTCCCGGAGTTCAAAAAGTAAAAGCCCACACTAAATTTTTTTTTAGTCGTGGGTTTTTTATTTTAAATTATTTTACATATATTTGTCAAATGAGATCAATAAAATATTTAAACCAATACCTAATATTTAGTGGTAATGAAAGTGTTATATATAAAAAAATAAACGAACATGAATTTGTTGCTTATTATGCTGACGATAGAGGTTTATATGATTATATTGAAACATATGAATTTAAGAGATATTCTAAAGTAAATTATAAATATATTAAGAATACTGAATTTCAATCAGTTATGAAAAATAAATATAGAGTTGAAGATTTGTGGGAAAAATATTTTGTAAATTAAAAAAATAGTATTACATTTGTGGTATGGATAAAAATAAATTAGAGAGATTAAAAGAAATCCTCTCAATCCCATCGGTATCCGGTAGGGAAGAAAAGGTTCGTAAATACATTGCTGATTGGGCGACAAGTCGCGACATTCCGCATTATACTGACAAAATTGGTAATATTTACCTAACAAAAGGTGAATCTGAATATTACCCATGCATGGTAGCTCATATGGATACTGTTCATAAAATTGAACATCAAGGTATTGAAATTGTTGAAGAAACTTATGTAAGGAGTCAATATGACTATTCAAGTGTATGTGATGGACAACAAGTTCTTCGTGGTTATGTTAAAGGAAAAACACATACGAAAAATAATAGAACTGGTTGTGGTGGAGATGATAAAGCAGGTATTTTCTTGGCTCTTGAAATAATGGATAGCTTTGAAGTTATGAAATGTGCTTTCTTTATTTCAGAAGAAATTGGATGTATCGGTTCAAGGGAAGC